GCTCATTTACAAAGCCGTTATTTTGTGCGTTCTTAATTGCTATGGATAGCCCTTTGTCATCTGAAACGAATGTTACCCCCTCATATACATATTCTTGTGATTTAGGCATCAACAATTCTTTATTACCGTATTTAGAGCGGTCGATATTACGGTCTCCTCCTTGTACATAGAGGCGAGTGATACGACTTTGTTCGGTAGTGCGACTTACACCTGTTTTGAAGCCTTTGCCTTTGCCGTATTGCAAGGGTAGAGGATTGTTCTTGAAATACTCTACTTTATGCAAATGAATGGTTTTGCCGATAATTTCGTATTCAGTCTCAAAGGCTTTGGCTATCATATCCAACGCTTCGAGGCAGTTGTTATGGTTATAAGAAACGAGTTTTTCGGAGGCTTCTATACAGTTACCTACTTGCCAACCGCTATCTATCATATTGAGGCAATCGACAAGGATTTGCACGTGGTAGCGAGGTGAGGCGGTGAAAGGGAATTTTAGGGTCTTATCGTTGGGGTTGCGAAATTTGTAGTTTTTGAGGTTTGCGCCCTCGCTGTCCATAGTGAGGGTATACTCAAAGTTTTGTGTATTATGTTTTACGATTTTAGCAGGTTGGTTAAGAGTATAACGCTCATTAGCAAACTCGCACCACGCACCAGTTGGAATGTCGGTATATGTGGATAGTGAAAAATATAAGGTAAGCGTATGCTCGCCCATTATAGAGCGGTAACGATAACTCTCATCAGTAGGGAGTATTTCTATATATGTAGCGTTAAAATTGAGTTTCATTGGTACAATAATAATACAGTGCAAAGGTAAGAGGGACTTTCCTTTGCACTGCTATAGTGGTTTAGTAAAAAATTAGTAAATATTTGGAACGGCGTTAAGTGAGTACGAAAGTGATAGTAAATTCTACTTTTAGGGTGCTTTGGATAAGAAAAACATTCTTAACACTTGCTTTTTGGTAGATAGCGTTTTGAGGTTGGAATGTACTGTATTTTATCACCCGTTCGCCTTGTTTGGAGAGGTTATACAAAAAGGATTCGTATAGTTGCCAAAATGTGCTAATAGGTTGAGAAATGTAGCAATGTAGTTCAATGGTACGCTCTTTAAATACGTTAGAATGCTCTGCATATTGTACGCCACTAATGGCTGTATTATTGATAGTGAGGTGTTCTTTTACCTCGTAATCTTTTAGGAGTGTATTTTGGTTTTCTTCAAGTAGATAAATGCCATATTTGGATATATCTATATCGTCAATGGTAAAGCCTGAAATGGGTAGTGTAGCATTGGGGGCGGTATAGGTATAACCTTCCAAAGGAAAATCGGAAGCAAAAGTAATATCGTAGCTGATGTATGTTTGTTCTTTTTTGGCTTTTTTTACTGATACTAATCGAAGTTGAAATGTTTTATTGAGTTCTTCAAAGTGGAATGTATTGTAAGTTTGAGCCGTAAGAAAGTTGATGAATGGTTCGTACTGGTTTGCTTCACTAAAAAATGATAAAGTGATCTGAATGGTATCGAGTTTAGGGCTATCGGTGTCGTACTCTTTACCATAGTACTCAGCCCAATCGTTGGAAAATAGTTTTTTGAGAGGAGGAAAGCAAAGAAGGTCTTTGTAATTGCTATCTAACAAGTAAGTGCTGTAAGTGGTTTGTATGTTGATGTTGTTTATTTTCATTGTCTTTTTTGCTATTTAAAAATATTGTTGTATCTTTGCGGTGTTGTAAAGGGTATTTATGAACTTTACAAGGTGAGGTACGTGGCTTCGTGCCACTATAGACCGCACCCCCAGCACCTCAAATATAATGCGCAATTATATTTGAGGTGTCTTTTTTATATACTCTCTTATTCTGTTAAGGTTGTATATTTTTACTTGATTATTAGGGTATATAACTGTTAAAACTTCTAATGATTGATAATGTCCTTCATTGAGTTTACTTCTTAACGACCTATACATTTGTTTATAACTATCAGGCTTTATAGGTAGATGTATTATAACTTCACTTGCTTTTTGTTTACTTGCTTCTTTCATTGCGCTTTGAATGATATTTTTAGCATTAGTACTTTCTGCAATTTTTATATCAGTATATTTTTTAGTTTTTAGGTTAAATGCATCTGGGTTTTTATTTCCATCTTCTATAATAGGAAGCATTCTATATCTTTCTCCCGTATCAGCGAGTATTTTTAGTGCATTTAGATTTTTATTGTACTCTTGTTTTCTCTGTTTACCATTATTAAACACTTCTACAATTCCCCCTCTCTTACCTTTATATTTTTCTGAAAATGTAATGTTATTATATCTGCTCTTTAGAATAATATCATCATTCATTGTTGGCACTATAACACCTTTGTTAGCCTCAATAAAATAAGGCTTTGTTTTCCAATTCTTGAACCTATCTTTGTTATCTGTTACCCATTGCTTATAATTACTCGGCACATCACCTACGTAATTAGATGAACTTTCGGGGGGTAATTCTTCATCAGCTTTTAATTCCTTGATGAGTTCATCGGGTGTTTTGAGAATACTCACTATATGGCACTTGCAGCCTACGTGCCAGCCGTGAAAGTGGAATGTTTTGGGGTATTTGCCTTTGAGTTCATCGCACATATCATAGACTTTGTGCTGTGGGGATAGGCGTACTTCAAAGCCTACTACATCAGGGTTTTGCTGTATCCGTAACCAATCAGCGGACTTATAGGCTACATTAATCTCATTACTTGCAAGTCGCAAAGCGTTTTTGTAGGCACTTCTATACACTCCTTGCCCAGGGTGATAGTTTTGGGCGTTCTTACTTAGTACAAGGTTACCATATTTGTCCCTAACTCTATGAAATAGGGCGGTAGGATTGTTCAATAGGTTGCGTATCTCACGGCTTAACTGTACCGCGCTTTTACCCTCCTCTAAGGAAACAGATAAGGCGAGTTCTAATTCTGTTTGTGCTTTTTTAGCAATGTCCCATACACGGTCGGAAACGGTAAAATCTTTAATCTTACGTGTTTTGAATGTTTCGAGGGCTTCGAGGTTTTTGTATTTAGTTAGTACTTCTCTTAGTAGCTTATCCTGCTTGATATTGGCAAATGCCCATTCTTTGGTGATACCTTGCTTTATGATTTGGTCTAATTGGTTGCTGAAATTAGCTAATTCCTTTTCAAAGGATTTCCCCTTTTTGGTAGTAGCAAATGAGAATAATGTACTTGCGATGATTTCTTTATAATCTGTTTTGAGGGCTATAAAAACGGCTGTACCTACAAGCTGATAAAACAATCGTTCTATCTGTTGTAGGTATGCCATTAGGTGCTTTCTATGTTGATCATCATAGTTCATTAGATACTTGCTTCATTGAGGTTGCTATTTTCCTCGTCTTTGATTTGCTGTAATTGGGATTCAGGGTCGGTGATACCGAAGCGCTGCATTGCTTCACGCTGTGATATAAGGGGCTTGCCACCATTAGCTTCTGTAAGGGTACGTATCATTTCGGTATCATCATCAATATCGAAAGGGGTGATGATGGGGGTAATATCTATATCTTTCAGTTCTTTCTCGAATGGCAAATACATTTTTGAAAGGAAGGCTAAAATGATATTGATACGCCTTTGTAGGGCGGGTATGAATATAGCCTCATTGTCTTTCACTTTGAGGTGTGCGGGTAGCCAAGCGAGTTTGCGCCCTACGCCTGATAGCATATTGCCTTTGCCAGCGTAGAACTCATCAGAAAGGTCGGGGGTGTGTGAGAACTCGTGTATATCACGGCGGTTCATACTCATTTCTTTGTCGAAACTCTCATTAGCATTAGGAGGTACGACGAATTGCACGTTTCCACCATCTTTTACTTCAAAGACTTTACCGCCCGTGTTGTTACCTGACATTTTCCCCTCGACTTTGCCTGCTATCATTAGAATAGGTTCGCCAAATTTTCTGTTACTTTCAGAGAAGTAGGTACGTTGTACTTCGGCAATCTCAATAAGGTGCTGTACAGCATCCCATTCGGGTTTATCTTGCTGGTACAATACCACTGGTATTTTACCGATGATATTTTTTTTCACTTCGGTAGTAGTTTGTCCGTTTTCAGTAGTGAAAGTATATATAAACTCAGCAGTGAAGGCTTGGAATATATTTTTTTTACCGTCATTACTTGTGCTTTCAACTCCAAATGATATTAGGTTATCATTGTCGTCAAAGCGAGGGTATAGGTTATATTTTTCGGGGGATAGTATTTTGTGGTACAACAAAAAGTCGGATTTTACGCCATATTTTTCATTAACTTGCTCTTCTAAATACCATAATTCAGCTACTTGCGTATAACGTTTTACCTCTGTACATATTTTGCTGTCTGAAAAGTTCATTTTATTAGCCTTGATAACTGACTGAAAGGCAGTAAATAGTGGACTATCCTCAGCGGTGTACTTGTAAGGGATAGCGGTTTGAAACATCGTGGCAATATCTACAATACGTTTTTGGTAAGGTAATCCTACACGATTGAGAGCGCGATAACTTTTTCTAAAACGTTCCTTTCCGTTAACATCTAACATAGGATTACCCTCTTCATCTGTGATTGGTATCAAAATAGACTGGTCAGGATATTTGTGTTTGTTTTGGAATATATCGTGCTTTTTTACATCGTACTGGCGTTTGTAAGGCTCAATATCTACAGTTGTAGCGTTTGTTTTAAATTCTTCTTGTGTAATAGATTGTTCGTTCATATTGCTATATTTTTTAAATCATTGAGGCGAGTTGATATAGGTTGTTATTTGTTCCACTTAGTAGCTTCATTGTGATGTAACGGATAGCATCTATAGCGTGGTTGTGGTTATCTATGGGGATACCTGCTTTTTTATCGTTCCAAGCGTAATTTTTTAACTCTTTCATTACGTTGAAGCTATTAGGTGTTACCACTAACTTATAATTGAGCATAGTAGTAATACCTGCCGATACGCTTCCTGCTCCCTTTTCGCAAGGTTCAATATTTAGCCCTTTGTCTCTTAGGTCTGCAATCAGCCGAGGCTCGGCACTATCGGCTACGATAAGGTCATCGGATCGGTCTATCAAAGTGCTATTAAGCTGGTAAAGCCCATCAGAGGATAATTGTTTGTTGTTATAGTATTTTTCATCAATGTAGATGATTTTGCTACGATTATCCACGGCTACTTTGATGAGTGTATCAGGGTCAATGCTAAATCCGTAATCTTGTCCGTACCCGTAAGGTAATGAGGTGTCAAATGCTCCAATCTCCCAATCGGTAAATATAACCCCTTCGGATACATCAGCCCAGCGTCCTATGATTTTTTGTGCGTATTTGGTTTTATTGAACAAGGACTGACTGAATTTGCCTTGCTCATCGTTGGCTTGTGCGAGGCTTTGGGTTTTGATTTCATCAATCTGCTTAAAAAACTGCTCATTGAGGTTTTCTTTATTATCAAAGTAGGTAGTATGAATATGCAATACATCGGGGTGGGTGGATATTTGTACTTCTACACCGTCAATATTTACTATTTTATGCGTTTTTTCAATGTACTTCTTATAAATGAAATGCTC